AAATTCCAGATTTCATCGCCTCCACCCAATCTCTTGGGAATCACATGATCAATGTGCATTTGGCCTTCGGATTGACCACACATTTGGCAACATCCATCACGCTTTAACACAGCTTCTCTGATCTTACGCCAACGGCTTGTACTACCACCTTTCCAAGCTCTTGACATCAATGCCACCCATGCTTTCGCCAATGAGCCAAAGCACCATTGCAAATCTTGCCTTGATATCTGTGATCTATATAGCGAAGGCTCCAGTCAATCATGCGAAAGCCATCAAGGTTTCTGTACTTTGTGTTTCGCATCTGGCCTAAGCCAAAGTGATTGCCATTTGGATTGATAGCTTCCACACGCCAATTGCTTTCTTTTGTGATTAAGATGTCAAAGCATTTCATCTCTTGCCAATCAACAATTCGCGAGTGAGCATAAAGCTTCAATGAATTGATTGAGGCTTTCTTTGTTGCATCTTGTGTGGCCTGTGCCGGTGTTGCGCTAGCAAAACATAGCGCGGCCAATAGCACCAAGCATCGCTTGCGAGCTATCCGCCACAGCGGCTCGCCCACGAGCATGGAGCGTACCGAACTACGCAAATACATTGCAACATTGAGCGTGCTGTTGGGCGTTGCGCACAGCCTGTGGATGATGCCTGTGGATAACTTCATCATAATGACATTTCCTCAATCCGATCATCATCGACAATCTTGATGCCAAATGTGCCACAGCTCATGCATTGTGCGAACCACTCATGCTCGGTCAGCTCTGCACCTTTCTTGAGTCCATGGCGTTGCTTTGGCTTTCCATACAGCTTCGCACAAATTGAACAATCAAATTGAAGGATGTGCATAATTGCTCCGCATCAAGGTTTCAATTGGTTGAAGGTTAATTTGTGGCACGCTCCAATTGTTTTGTGATGCGTTTCGATAGCGTGGTTTTTTGGCCACGGCCACCGGCATCCAGCCAACAATGTGCATCTTTGGTGCGTTGCCTGTAACTAGAACGGCAATGTCTCGGTCATGTCGATCTGATTCCTGAATCCACAGATTGCTGGCCGGATTGGCTGACCATTTGACCTCAATGTGCTCGCCCACATCGGCCTTTGACTTATCCCATGTGATGCCCGGTGTGTACTCATAACCCAATCGCTTGGCCACCACTAGCTCAGCCAACATTGATTCGCCCATCTGGGCCACATATTCAAACCATGAAAGGTTTTTGACAATGCGCGAGCTGTGATCAGCTGATCGATCATGACAATGTTGAATCGCTGCAATCATGCATTGCACTTCCTCAATGCGATCTATCATCGGCAATCACCACAAAACCAAATGATGTTGTCTTGCTTGTCATAGCCTTTTTGGTACCCAAAGTGATCCAACCGGCGCAGCTGTGAGCATTTGTCGCATTGCTCAATTTTGTATTCCTCAATGATTTCGCCATTGCACATCAATCGCGCTTTCATTTCTTGAGGATAGATGATCTCCACAAAGTCACTCATTTGATCACCATCCAAATCAGCGTTGCAATCAAAACAATTTCAATGATCACCAGTATTCTAATCAGCTTTTGTTTTGTCATACTTGTGGCTCCCATTTTCCTCGGCTTGTAAACACATACCAAAGCGGCTCACATTGATCTGGCTTTTTGCCCACGCATGAGAAATTGGCCCAATCCTTGCCCGTTTTGGCCGATGTGCCGGTGCGCCATACGCGATGGCCATGACGGCATTGTGGAGCCTCTTGTACTAGCTCTCCACCCAATTGCTTTGCAATTTCATCCATCGATGATCCGAGTGATGGGATGCCTGATTGTTCAGCTTCATCAGCTGTCTTGTAGCTTGGCACATCACCAAATTTGGTTGTCCAATAGTCATAATCCTGTGGCTTTGTCGCATCATGAACCTTGATATGTTCCATCTGCTCTTTTGTGACTTTTTCTGTGCCACCTAAAACCAAGGCCATGACTCTCATTAAAGCTGAGGTGGTTGTATCCTCGCAAAACCAGCGTTTCATGTTCGGGTTGTACGCCTCACGATAGCCGAAAGCGTAATCAATCCCGGCTGGCTCTGTTTCCTCTTGATTGCGCCATGCCTTAGCTTGTACCAGCACATAGCCTTTTTCAGCATTGAATTCGATGATGTGAGCTTCAAGCCGGCCTTGTGGAAATGTCTTGAGCCAACGATCTGTGCGCTCTTTGTTGCCTTCGTAGTTTTCTAGAAATCCGGCCATTAGTTGTTCACCTTGCGATCAGCTGATACCGCATGGCGTGCCACAGCTCGGCCGCGTGTGTAGCCTTGTCGTTGGCCTTCCTTAAATCCGACCGAATAAGACATGACAGCCCATAAGGCTCCAGCGATCAAACACATGATCACAATTGATGCTTCGTTCATTTTCTTGCTCCCGATTCTGGGAGCCGCGTATCAGCTCCCGAAATAGAGAGTGACAGGCAAATGCGACAAATTCAAGAATCACGCTCAAATCATGGCGTGTCGTTACCAGATAATCGCTTGTCCATTACTTTTTCGTATTCTGATTTTGGTTTGTCTTTAAGTCCGTTGGATGCTAAAACTCCACCCAATGACCCGGTGAGAAAGATTGCCAATGTTTTGAGCAGATCGATGAAAGCTGCATCATTGGGAGCTTGTGCTCCAATTGGCTGTGTCACAAAAATTAATGCATAGGTGATGCCCAAAGTCACGATCAAAAAGACAATTGCCAAAACCGATCCAATGAGAAACATCAGCCGTGCCTTGATGTCCTCTTGGCTTAATCTTTCTTTATTCTTTGAAGCCATCACCAATCACATCCTCTGTGCAACTTCCCGTGACTTTGCATTGTGGTTTTTGGCACTCTGGGTTTTTCCAATTTTCGTGCTCTTGGCATGGGTATCGCACCCATCCGTCATAACCACACCCGGCAAGGCTTAGCGAAAGGATCAAAGCCAAACCCGCCGCGCGTAGTTTCGGGATCATTTCCCCGTTGATCCGAAAGCTTTGTCAGCCGGATTTAACCAGCGCAAAATGACAGGCACAACAGCTGCCACGCCACCCATTGCCATTGCTTTGATGTCTCCACCGGCCATGTAAACGGCCAAAGCTGCGGCAATATATGACCGCGCCCATGATGCTGCGATTGCTTTTGCTTGCTCCATTATTTTTCTCCTTTTGGTCGTTCCGGCAATTCACCGGAAAAAAGCTCATAAGTAGGTCGGCCGTAACCGATAACAAATGAGCGTGCTCCCAAAACTCTTGATTTGACCATGACTTCGCCACCATTGCGCTGACTTCCCGATCCGCCTGATGTGTTGCCTTCAATGGTCACGATCTGTTTCTCCGATGCGCGAATCACCAATCCAATGTGATTGATTGTCACTTTGTCATCGATGATGAAATCAAAGAAAACAAAGTCACCAATCTTTGGTGTGGTGTGCCATTGCTTGGCTTTTTTAAATGCCTCGGCACCAGCTCGCGTGCTGACAACATTTGGCACCTTCACGCCAGCTTGATCTGCGCACCAATTAAGAAATGACCCACACCATGGCAGCTTGTCGGCCTTCATGTGCTTGCCGTACTTTGTCTCATTGTTGCCTGTTTCGGCTGTACCCACCTCAGCAAGTGCAACCTGAATCAAACGCGGCAATGTGCCTTGTGGAAATGTCACAAGCCAAGTGCCTTCAAATCATCAGCCGTCAGACCTAATGCAGAAAGTTTTGCCTCTGCCGCTGTTTTGGCCGTTGCTTGTGCAGCTAGATCAGCATCCTTGGCGGCTTTTGCGGCCAACCAATCCGCCACTTCCTTATCACGAATTGCTTGCTCTGTTTCGTTCATTTCGCGTTCGATTTCCTCGCCTGTGGCGTGGTCGTAAATCTTGATCATGTCTGCCATTTTAGCTTGCCGCCAATCCGTAAATTGCAACATCGATTGTGATGTTTGATGATGATGATTTAAATTTAATGCCAGAATATGCTTGAGCAGCATAAGCAAGGCCGCCAAAAAAGATTGCTGCATTGCCTTGTTCTTGTCTAAAACCTGTGCCATGAAATGCAGGTAGCGGCCCAGAACCTTGACCAACTTGATTGAGATTAATAACAAAATTAGATGCGCTAGAAGCACTATCTGTTGTCAAGATAAAAGCCGTGCCGTTGTTTGTCGATGTGTTTGTTAGACCTGTTCCATCATTTTTTAACGAACCTGATGCACCATAATATGCGGTCGCTTGGTCGGTTGTGCCATATCGTAAAACAAAAAGTAAATCATCCGCAGCCGTGGCCGCATAAAATTTTTCAATATAAATTACATAACTTTTGTATGTTGAGGTAAAGACAGAATCCATAGAAAGTGAAGCAACATTGCTTGCTGTTTGTCGGCTGATGAGTGTCAATCCGCTTGCGGCTACCGCTGGAGTTGCCCACTTTACTTTGTAAGGCGAAACACTTGTATCAGCTGTCAAAATTTGTCCGGTGCTGCCGATTGGCAAATTGTCATAAGTGCCTGATCCGGTGCCAACAACGATGTCACCTGATGCGGTAATTGTTGTTGCCATGTCATTTGTGATTGTGACGGCACCTGATGTGCCACCGCCTGAAATGCCTGTTCCAGCTGTAACGGCTGTTATATCTCCAACATCATTTGTGATCCATACAAAATCCATGTCGGTGTTTGTGTTTTTTGCCAAAATCTGACCTGATGTGCCGCCTCTGAGATCAGCTAAAGATGTGTCCACCGCTTGCCCGAAAACCTCAAAATCGGCTGGCAAATCCGTGACCAAATCTGTGGCCGTAGGCATTTGCCAATTAAAATTGCTCGTTGGATTGCTCATGTTTTCTCCTTACGCCACAATCGTGGCATTAATCCAATCCAAAGTTGGATTGATTGTGCTCCATTGCTCTGTCACCGGTACATCGTTCCATCGCATAGCTTGCAACGAAAATGCAATTGGTGACAAAATCAATGAAATGCTGATCTGATTGTATCTGGCCGAAAATGTCCAGCCTTCAACGAAACCCAGATAATCGCCAGAATTCATGTTCAATGGAAGATTGGCCAAATTGACCGGCATACCCATAAATACCTTGATTAAATCATCACGATCAGAATCATCAATTTCCGGATTTGTCAGTTCGAATGTGATGTTGTTCAAATTAAATCGTGGATATGCTCTTAGCTCTAGATAGAAATCGGCTTGATCCTGTGCATCGGCTTGATGTTTGATTGTGGTGGTAAAAATCTGAGCCAATTGTCCATAAAGGCCAACGGAAGCCGGATCAACCGCGCTTACTTCTAAAGCTGAATTGTTGCCATATTTGAGATCGATGGTGTTTCGCACATCACCTGCCCGAGATTGGATGCTCAAGCCCGATGCCAAAGCGTGGTTGGCCGTAAGATCAACATACCCATTGGCTGCCAAATAATTTGTGCGGTGTGTGCTGTCTGCATAAGAAATTTGACCTTGCGCGTTTTCGTAAATGTAACCGAGCCCCGATGTTGCCAAAGCTGATACTAGTGAATAAACATCAATCGTTGATGATCCACGATTTTCCAGCTCATAATTTCCGGGCCGATCAATTTCACCCAATCCGCTGTTTTCCGCATCCTCCCATTGAGTGGTTGGATCATAGGTAGCCCATGTCAATGCACCTGGTACCTCTTGCCACGAGTTAAACAAAACCTCTTTTAAAATGGTGTAAATCTGATCACCATCAAAATCTTCTTGCAAAACACCTTCGGTGAGTGCCTTTGGCAATCTAGCCAAAGCACCCAAGGCAATGATGTTGATGCGTTGGGCATAATCAACGCTACCCACTTCGGCCACGGCAATGCCAACCTCAACAACCGATCCGCCAAAGATTGGCACAAATGTGGATGTTGAATCTTGCAATTCAATTGTTATTGAATCATTTATTTCAATTAAAACATTTGATTGATCAAGATTGATAATTTCGAGATTGGTGTATCCGGCCTGTGCTTGCTCATAAATGTTTGTTCGACCGCTGCGAATCGTCAAATTGGCCAAAATGGCTGTTGTGTATTGGACACCGCCAATGGTCACGCGCCAAACGGGATTGAAAATTGTCATGCGATTTGCAGGTTAGTTGCGCCACCTGTGCCGCGATAGAAAGAGTTGTTGAGCGTATCGACCAGCACACGCGCTGTGCCTTCCGGATCGGTCGTGACTCCGTTGAAATTTACAGTCACGCTTGGTTTGCTTGATGCAGCTAAAATGCCAGCAAGCGTGTTGGTATTGACACCCGATGTGCCAAAGGCAAATGGCTGATTTGAAGCTGCCATAACACCGGCCAAAGTTGTTGTGCCGCTGGTAAAATTGTCAAAAGCTCCAGCAACATCATCAACAACCTTTTTGGTCTGATTTGCAATTTTTGTGACGGCACCGCCAATAGTGCCACCACCTGTTGATGTGCCTCCGGTCACGCCTCCGCTGCCACCCGTGGAGCCGCCACCCGTGGAGCCGCCTCCCGTTGTGCTTCCACCAGATGTGAAACCACTTGGCAATGATGCAGCTGGCACAGAGATGCCTCCCGTGGAGCTTGATCCAGTTGATGAGCCAATTTTTGAAATTGGTGAAATGTCTGCACCCGGCTTAATTAAGTTAAAACCTCTAATTCCAACATTGACCAAATCAATTGCTGTGTTGATCAAACCTCGTAAAGCTCCAACAACATTTGCCATGATGTTGAGAACAACGCTGGCCACATCGCCCACAACGCTGAAAGCTTTGCCAATGACATTGCCGATGATTGGAGCGGCAGCTTTGATGACATCAAAAAAGGCTTCAAACTCATCTTTGTTTTCGATAACAGTTTTTTTGATTTTGTCGAAAGCTGATTTAAAACCTTCAAAAATGGGTTGCACAAAGTCTTTAATTGAGCCGGCCAATTTGCTCAATGTGTTGCCCATGCCACCAGATTTCTCACCAAAAGCATCTGCAACCTGTTGCACAATTGGGATGACCTTTTCTGAAAACAAAGTGGCCAATTGCAAAACGATTGGCAAAAGTGCTTGACCAATAGTTGTTTTGGCATTTTCCAATTGAGCTGTAAGGATGCGTGTTTTGTTGGCTAGGCCATCGCTTGTGCGTTCAAAATCGCCTTGTGCAGCTGATGTCTGTTGATAAATCAAAGCTTGAGCTGCCAATACCTTTTGCTGTGGTGTCAATGCATTTTTTGTGGTGCTGATGATTCCCAATTCCAAAGCGGCTTGGCGCAATGAGGCATCATCAAGCAAAACGCCATATTGGCGCAATGGCTCAGCTTCGCCACGCAAAGCCGATCCAATCGCATTGATGGCTTGCTCTGGTGATGTGTTGTTGAAAGAGGCCAAATCTGATGAAAGCTTTACAAAGTCAATTGAGAATTTGCTTAGATTCTCACCGCTTAATCCGGCTGATTTTCCAAATGTGGCAAATGTAGCTGCGGCATCCAATGCCTGTTGCTTTGTCTGGCCTAACGATGCAGCCGCGCCATCTGCAAACTTTTCAATGTCTTTGGCTGACTTACCAAATAGAACATTGACCTTTGAGATTGTTTCGCCCAAGTCGCTGGCAGCCTTAACAGCATCCACACCGATTTTGATCGCCATGGCACCAGCTGCGGCGGCTACGGCAGCAAAAGCCACCGCCGCTTTCTTGCTAAAGTCACCAATTTTGCCGGCGAATCCATCAACATCTTTTGAGCCTACATTGAGGCTTTGCTTGAGCTTATCTACATCAGCGAGAATCGAAAGCTTGAGTGTTCTTGATTGACCGGCCATCACCACTCCTTCAAAATCTTAGTAAATGCATTTTCCCATTGAGAGATAATGTGTGGCTGTTCGGCGCGCAATGTCGGATAGATAAAATATCCAAATGATCCAATGCCGCCGGGAGCCTTGCCAGACCAAATTGGAAATTGTCTGAATTTCTGGGAGCCAAATTCGTAGCCGCCCCAAAGTTGTTGTGTCGTGCCGCCGCCGCTGAATTTTTGAGATACGAAGCCGTAGCTGATCTCACCAATCTTCGATGACTTACTCACGCGCGATCCTTGAGCAATGCGAATTGCCGCCTTATTTGGGCGGCCACCAGCTGCGGCTGTGACTTTTGATTGCAGGTAAGTTGCTAATCCATTTGAAACGCCTTTGGCCTCAGCAACCGCTTGGTCATCCATGGCTTTGAAAGCTTTGATGATTCCGCGCAAATCACTCTTGTCATAGGTGATTGGTTCAGTTGCCATCTCGTGTCCTTAGAATCTCAAAAGCGGTTAAAACATCTTCTGGTGTTTGAAACTCTGATCGTGACAATCCAGTATGTATAGCCAATTCCCAAATGATCCGGTTTAAGCTTCCCGGCTCGTAGCTTTTGGGTTTTCGGATTCTCCCATGCTGATGTCAGTCACAGTTTCGCACCACACTTCAAAAGGCTTCACAGTTTTTCCGGCTGCTTCGCGCTTCATCGCGTGATAAGCCAAAAACATCAAATCAGCAATGCCCAATTTCTCAGATACCTGCTGAATTGTGTTTCCGCTTTGGCGTTCCCATTTCATCCACTCCGGTGGGAGCGCGGTATAAGTTGCGCTTTCCCCCGTAGTGAATTCAATTGTGATTGGTAATTTCATGCTCCCGATCTCCTTTATTTATAGCGTTGGTGTTGTTACACAAGTAAAGGATAGTGAAACAGTCTGTGCATCTGGTGCCGTGCCTCCAGCTGATGGGAAAATTGGCTGCACATCAAAATTGAACACCGATCCTGATGCAGCTGTGAAAACAACCGCCAATGGTGTGTTTGGTGCTGTGTCTGCCGCTGTCCAAAGCGCGTTGCATAGCGATCCTCCAGCTGGCCAATCTGCCAACATTTCAACGGCAAATGTGCCTTGAGTATCGGTTGTGTAATAAGCCTTGCCATCGAGTGTTTGGTATGTATTGATTGTTGAATCAATTGTTAATGTTGCTGATGTGGCCTGAGCATCATACGAATCACCATCAATGGTAAATGTGATGTCTCTGCCGGTCACGATTGTTGTTGGCATGATTTCTCCTTAGTTGGTGTAGTAGGTGCTTACTTGTAAATCGGCTGTGAGGTATTTGCCCGCACCGACTTCCAATGGTTGAGGTTGATTCACATTGCCCACTTCGTATCCATCGGGCATTGCGCTGATGATGCTGATCATCAATGTTTCGAGATTGTCTAAAGCTGCGGCATTGTTGGCATAAGCCACGACACCGGTGACAGTTAAATTGATTTTGACTTTTGTCGTTGCGCCATTGATTAAAACGCTTTCCAAATATGGTGCATCCGGGATTAAACAAATGCTTGGTGATGTCATTGTCTCTGGGATGCCGTTGTACACATTTGCAGCAATTCCGGAAAGTGCTGTTTTGAGTGGCGTGCGGATTGCTGATTCGATGCTCATTGACACATCGTTTCGACATCAAGAAACGGGCCTAAGAGGCCGATAACTCGGTTGCTTAAGCTGCGGCCGAGAATAAATGGTGACGGCTGAAAATTATCTGACATGATCTGGTTGCCGGGAGCTGTAATGCTCTGGAAAATTTCGACCGCTACAACCAAGATTGCATTTTCAATTGGTGGTGTTGATGCGTACAGCTGCGCTGCCGATGATCCACTCAATGTTGCTGTTGCCGCTGGAATAAACGGCAATGGATAATCACGATTAGCCGCATTTGTTGCAGCTGTGAAAGTGTATGGCTCAATCCGATCATCGGTGACTGTATAAGTCGCGCTGTAAGTTCCGGCCCCGGTAACAACAACAGATTGACCCGGCACAAAATAATTTGGCCGCATTGTGGTGAAATAAATGACGGATTCATCCACATTGGCAAAAGTCACCGATGATTGGTATTGCGTAAGTAAAGGCAAAATTGTTTGCTCTGCGGAATCTATGTAAGAATCCAATTGAGCATCACTATACAAAGAAACCGAGACACCAAGAATCGCTCTCAGCTGCGAGGCTGTAACTATTGATGGCATCTCGGTTCCTTTCGTGTCAGTAGCGTTCGGGAGCGACCGCTACCGATAGTGATTTATGGGAGGTTATTAAATTGTGCGCCGTTTGGCACCTTGGCAGCTAGTGCGCCATAGCCGTAGTACAGGATGTCAATTGTTCCATCGCTGTTGATATTGCTGCGTAGCGTAAAGCGTGGAGATTCGTACCATGTGTAGCTGTCTGGATTAACAACTACCATTGAAGAATCGCCATCAGCTGTTGTTGTACCAGCGTTACCAAATGAGCGTGAAACATAAAGATTCAGACCCGGTGAAACTACACCGCGCAATGAATCGCCTCTCACATTTCCAGCCTGATTGCTAGGTTGTGCCGCATTGTAAAGAGGTGTGCCATTGTCGTTGTATCCCATGATGTTTCCCCATTGTGTTGGTGAAACGATCAATGAGCGAGCGAATCCAAGCGATGCGCCATAAACATTTGCGGCTGCCTTTGATGTGTATCCAAGGAATCCGGTTGCTGAATTTGCTGATTGTGCTGTCACAGTAGTGACGGCCGCTTGCATTGCTGCAAGTGCATATTCATCAGTCTCTTTTGCATAAGCAAATTCAAGATTCTGGAGCAAAGCTGTTAGGTACTCTGGTCGGCTGCGATCAATGAGCTCTACTGTTGAGATCGCACGGCCTTTGAACGGCTGTACGGAAACTGACAAAAATGTCGCTGATAGTGATGATTCTGTAATTGCGTCATTTTCGTTAATTGGCAAAACTGTTGGTACAGCCGTTACGCGAGGCAACTCAAATGTCATGCCTTCTGCAACAAGTGTTTCACGGCTGATGCCATCGATTGTGCCACGATCAGCATTTGCAAGTGCGTTGATCACCTGTGTGCTTTGTGGTGTTGGAATCATGCCGGGTGCGGTCGATGTTGTGTTGTCAGCTGCCTTGACATACTGACGAGAATCTTCATCATGCAAAACGCTTGCGCGTAGGTAGTGCTCAAGGTAAGAAACCTTGTCCACAATTGGTGAGCGTGGTGCTGTGTAGTAAGCCGGGCGTGATGCCTGTACAGGTGCGACTTCTGGAGCTGCTACCGGTTCAACGGCAGGAGCTACTGGTTCGGTAGTGTTGTCCATCTTGTCTCCTTCATTTGGGTTTGTTGTCTCTGTAACTGTTTCAGTTTCAGAATCTTCTGATGCGGCAACTTCTTGCACGCGAGCTGATCGCACAGCTGGCTCTGTTACAAGCGCAACAGCTGTAAGCTGACCATTGAGCACCTTCATGGTGCCATCCTTTTGCATTTCGTAATTGTCCACGGCCAACTCAATTGAAAATCCATCGCGTAGGCCTTCCATGGCCTCTGTCAATGCATCTGTGCCAGCTGTGGTGTTGGCGATTTTAAATGTGGCCGTCATTTCCTTATCGTTCACACTC